ATTTCAAATGATTGTAGGTACATTGTAGGACTTTCAAAAAACTATCAATTTGCATTTCCTACCAACAATGACCCAAGTGTACATACTGAATGTATTTATGTTGCAAAATTAGCAACTTCAAACAACTTGCACATCGTTCATAATGATAACGCAGGAACCGCTACCACTATTGACTTAGGAGCAAACTTTCTCGCAAATAGTAACTTGTATAAATATAGATTCTTTTTAACTAAAAGAAGTGCAAGTGATTACGACGTACAAATTTTTAGACGAACACTTGCAACGGGAGTTGTTTTGGCGAGTTCTATTTATAACTTAACTACTAATTTACCAACTTCAGGGGGTTTTTTACAACAAATTATGTACATAAACAACAATGCGACTCCAACAAACATGAGGCTTGGCGATTATGGATTCATTAATAAATTTTTACCGTTATAATTATGATTTTTAGAACTAAACACAACCGATATATTGACGCTAATAACGTCGAAGTCACAGAGAAACAGTATATTGATTTTCTAAAAAGTGGAGGCACTATTCAAGAAACGGATTTTAATTTTCCGAATGATACGGCAGCTGAATCTTTAGAACTAGAAACGCAATTATACATAAAAAGAACACAGGACGGTATTAATGCGTATGCAAAAATTTCGGCAGAATTTAGACTTGCTAAATTATCTGGGCAGATTTCTGAACAAACACATGGTTATATTGAAAATCTACTAATTCCTGTGCGAAACGAAGTTTTGGCAGGTCAATGGATTAGTGCCTTAATGAAGATAGAAGATTTAGGAGTAGCACAAGTAGGCAAAGAACTGTACGAGAGACTTCATCTACAATTAACTGATTATATAACTCAAAATTATTAAAATGATTTGGTTGGTATTACTTATTGCAATTATAGCCTATTTCTACAAAGGAAGTCGCTCGTTCTATTTCTTTAAATCACAGCTTGCATTAGATGAAAACTGGAAAGAAATAGAACACCTTTTGATTTTAAAAGGTCACAGTTGGGCAAATATATACAAGTATAAAAATGCCTATGATTACTTCTGTAATCATCCAACTCGATTTGATGGTGCAACAATTGTAAAAGATTTGTGTGATATTCCGGAACTCGATTTAGATGCGATGCTTCATGATTATGAAAGCATCACATTTGCGAGTATAAGCATGAAAATGTGGGTTATCTCAGCGGTTGACTATTTCAAAAACATGGCAAAAAACGGTAAAGGCAATCAGGTTATTAGATTGGTAGGTTTGCTAATCATCGGTTTGGTTTTTGTGCCTTATCATAAATTCTTTAAAAGATCATAACTATGAAAAACTTCATCAAAAACAATTATCACAAGCATTTAATCATTGGTGTTTTAGGAGGTGCTATCCTGGTGTTTTTACTTCATTTTGTATTGGACCAGCCTGATTACATATTAATGATGATCGCCACGTTTGTTGGGTTTTGTGCCGGTATACTTTGGGAGGGTGAGCAAACGTATCATTATGGTAACAAATGGGATTCATGGGATGTGATTTTTAGTGGAATAGGGGCAAGTATTGGAAGTTTAATAATTTTAATTTTATAGAAATGGAACGACAAGTGATTGTTTTAGAAGGTGAGTTTTCTGAAGAAACAAACCAAAGAATTGCAGAATTTTTAGATTACATGGCTTCTTTGGAAGCTGTTCAAAATGTATCTATTGGTGGTGGTGGTTTTATAAACATTAAACCAAGACCATAAATTGAAGGTGATTAAAAAAATAAAAGAGTATTACCCATTAATAGTTTTAGTACTAATACTCTTTTTGCTTTTAATCGATGTTCAAAACTATTATGTTTTGACAATTTTTTCAAATGTTTTTGGCTTTTCGTTTTTAACAAACGATTTGATAAAAGAAAAATATAAAGATAATAGCATTTGTTTCAATAGTATTTATGCTTTGAATTTTATAAACATCACCAATATTATAGGTTGTTTTTTTTCGTACGAATACTATATAAAAATATTAATAATTGTATCAGTAATAGCAGTATTAACCATTTCTACCTATCAACAAAATGGATCCAAAAGAATTTGAATTAAAAAGACTTTCAGAACATTACACTCGAATTGAAGCACAAATGAAAGGTTTAATGTCAGATGTTCATGACATTAAGAAATCAATATTAGGCTCTGAGTTTGGTGATGAAGGGATTTCAAAACAATTGAAAGTGATGAAGATGGAAATGGATGAGCTGAAAGAAGAACAGATAAAGAGTAAAATATATTTCAACCAATTCAAATGGTTAGTGTCGATTGTTGGCTCGGCTATTTTGGTATTATTAGTAAAACAAATTTTAACAAGTTAGTTATGAAAAAAATAATCGACGACACGCTGAAAAGTCCGAATGGCAAGTGGAGCCGTAAGTCATTGACTTCGTTTTTCGCTTTTTGGTTTGCCTTAGTTTTAGGCCTGTATATTGTAATTTCAGATTACATTATCGAACGAGAAATAAACCGCTATGCAATTGATGTTTTTCAATCGCTTTTGCTTTTGGTTGGTGCAACATTGGGGTTGACTGTGTGGGATAAACAAACCATGAATAAAAATACTGACAATGAAAACAGTTGATATAATTAAAAAGTATGGTAAACCCAACCAGCAAGGAAGTTATTTAACAACGATTAAATTGCCATATCCTATGCGTTTGGCCTGGGATAAAAAAACAACTGTTAAAACGATGCGTTGTCACAAATTGGTGGCCGATGATTTTGCGGCTGTTTTTAATGACTTGCTGCAGCATTACGGTTATGAAAAAATTGTTGAACTGGGAATCGATTTATTTGGTGGCTGTTTCAATTTTAGATCTATGCGAGGCGGTTCCGATTACAGTCGTCATTCCTGGGGAATTGCAATTGATTTAGACCCGGAAAGAAACACTTTGAAAGAAACATCAAAAACGGCTCGTTTTGCACGACCGGAATACAAACCAATGATTGATATTTTCTATAAACACGGATTCATTTCTTTGGGTGTTGAAAAAAATTATGATTGGATGCACTTTGAAATTAAGGAATAATAACATTTTGTTTCCCTTATAAGTGAGGGAAACATAAAGTAAAGAATTGATTTTAAAATAATTATAACACTTAAAAAAAGCAATATGCCAAATTTAATTTACAACAGTACGCATGTTGACCTTATGAAAGGCAACATTAATTTTGAAGCTGACAACATCAAAGTGATGGTTGTTACTTCTGCTTATGTTCCTAACCAGGATACACACAGCAAAAGAAGTCATGTGACCAATGAAGTAACCGGTGCCGGTTATACTGCCGGTGGTGTGAGCTTAACAGGAAAAACAGTAACACAGGATAACACAGCAAACAAAGGTGTTTTTGATGCGGATGATGCTGTGATTCCTTCAGTAACAATTTCGGGGAGTGGTGCTGTGATATACAAATCACGTGGTGGTGCAGCAAGTGCCGATGAATTGATTGGTTATATTGATTTTGGTGCGGTTGTAACAGCTACCAATGGAAACTTTGCCATTCAATTTCCGGTGGAAGGAATTTATAGAAACGGATCTGTTTAATTTTTAATAGTAATAATTTAAAATAGGTAATCATGGCAGATAATGTAGAAATTACACCGGGAGCGGGTAAAACAATTGGAGCTGATGAAATAGACGCTATTTTGTATCAAAGAATAAAATTAATTTTTGGTGCGGATGGTGTAAATGAAGGGGATGTGAGTTTTCAAAACGGGCTTCCTGTAAATGCTGTTGGTGAGTTAATCGAGGCAGTTGAGGCAATGCGGCAAGCAATACAGTCATTAAATAGAACTATGGGATTAGCACAAGTCAATCCGTTAACTGGCAGTATGTTTGTTGATGGTTCGAGAGTAACACAACCTATTTCGGGTAACATTTCCACAGTATCACAAGTTTCTTTAGTTGCTAATATGTCTCAATTAGGAGGACAAAATGCAAACTCATTTGTACCATCATTTGAAAGAAATACAGCCGACAATTTAAGAAGAAATATAATAGTAACTTAAAAATTAAAAATTATGCCAACAACAAACGGTAATAGAAAATTATTAGATTTGAAAAGATGGGAGCAAGTAACACCTGCACCAGCGGCAACAGCAGCGGGTTCATTCATTGCTTCATCACGTCATTTTAGACAGCAACAATTATTTGTAAGAGGAACTACGGAAGCGTATATTTACAACCCTTCAGAGGATGGTTGGGTTCAACTACCTTCTCCAGCACTTGCAGGAACAATAGCAGCAGGTGCAGCAGGTGTAGCAGGTGCATGGTCAACAGGTACAACGGTTGCTGCAAGTTCATTAACCGCAACGGGTGGAACAACCTCGACAATTGTAACCAATCAAACTTTGGCTCGGTCAATAGCAGGTTATTCTGTTCATATCCTCTCGGGTCCAAACGCAGGAGTAACGCTTCCAATCGTTTCAAACACAATAGGGGCAACCGCAACTATCACAGTAGCAACGCAAGGGTCAGCGTTTACTTCATCAACGGTTTATAGATTATGCACACCTGTTTGGTATGTTTTAGGGTCAGGAACTTTAGCAGCAGGTTCGTTTAAAAAATATGACTTTGCAACAAATACATGGACAACTTTAGCTCATGCAAGTTTAGCCGCTTCTATTGCAACTGATGGAAAATTAATTAGCACCCCATCGTGGATAAATACCGATTATAAAGCGTTTGCAACAGGAACAGCAACGGCGGGTGGTGCATCGACTTTAACAAACAGTGGTAAAGGCTGGGCAACAAATCAATGGGCAAATTCGCAAATTAGAATTGTAAGCGGAACGGGTGCGGGTCAAATTAGAACCATTGCATCAAACACAGGAACAGTTATAACAGTTGGTGTAGCATGGACTACAAACCCCGATGCAACTTCAGTTTATTCAATCGAGGGTAATGATGACTTCCTTTATTATATGGGAAATAACGCAGTTACTCTTTATCGATATTCCATTTCTGCTAACACTTGGAGTACATTATCGCCAGTAGCAGCAAGAGCAGGAGCACCAACCGCAGGAATGTCAGGACATTGGATTTATGCAGAAACCAACACCGCTTGGACAAATGAAAATGCAATTATAAACGGGCGTAGAATTTACTCTTTCAGAGGCAGTGCATTACTCGATTATTATGATATAGCTGCTAATACATGGGTTTCTGGATTGCTTTATTCACCCGCTATTGAAACATTTACCACAGGTTCAAAGTACACTTACTTGAATGATAAAATCTATATTCAAAAAGATGTTACTAACCGTTGGTTTGAGTTTGATATAGCAGACCAAAACATGATGGGATGGAGTACTATGGCTGTGGTGCAAGGTGCAGCGATTGTTGGTGATACTTGCTTTGATGCAACTTATTACGACGGGGCAACTGAAATACATTATGTGTATATGCTGATGAACACTTCTGCTTTAATGTATCGACAAATGGTAATTTGATAAAATAAAAAACGCTATGACAATAAAAAAATTAATTAAACAATGCGAAGTAAGATTAGAATATCTGAAAAGCCAATTACAGTCTAACATTCAGCTCAACAATACAGAAATGATATTGAAAATTGAAACTGAAATAGCTGAAACAGAGCAGACTTTAAATGTGTTAATGAATAGCTAATGCTTTTAACGCTTTTACAAAATAGTTCTAGTACTGTAACAGCGTCCGTAAGTGTATTGGATGCTGTTGCAGAAATTAGCAGTGCTTCTGTAACTGCCGATGCTGTAATTGTTGTTAGTGTATTGGATGCTGTTGCAACCATTGAAAATGTTACTGTAACCGGTGGTGCGGTTGTTTCTGTTTTGTTGCTTGAATCGGTTTCAGAAATTAGTCCGGTTATTGTTTCTGTTGAAAACCCGGTCAATACCGAAGTGTTGGTTCAACCATTGGATGCAATTGCAACTTTAGAAACTGTTTCTGTTTCGGGTGGTGCAATGGCTTTGGTGAGTGCTTTTGAATCAGTATCAGAATTAGGAGTTGCAATAGCTTTTGATGTTGATATCAGTAAAAATGAAATTGTAGCACTAAAATCTAAAATAACAACAGCTGTAGTATTGTCATCAAAAATAACAACAACAATTGAAGAAAAATCGAAGATAACCACCTCAATACTATTACCATCAAAAATAACAACCGCCATTGTGGAAAAATCAAAAATAACCAGCGAAATACTTTTGCTCTCAAAAATTAGATAAAATGGGAAAGACATTTAAAAACCAAACGAAATTAAGTATCACCTTGCAAACCGATGAAAGTTTTGTGGGTGTAACTGTTGCAAGTGCTAGAATTCATTACAAAAAACCTGATGGTACTTTGGGTTTTTTCCCGGCAGTTGTTGTTGATGCTGCAACCGGAACTTTGCGTTATGCGGTTGCTAGTGAGAATGATATTGATCAATCAAGTACATGGACCTTTTGGGCTCGCGTTGTAGATGATCAAGGATTGGTTTATCCTGGTGAAGCGGTGGAATATACCTTTTATAATGAAGGTGAATAATTTAAACGCAAACATCATGAGGTATTTAAATTTAATCAACCTTAAAAACCTGCCCTATTTAATTATAGGGGTTTTGGTTTTGATTATTTGGCTGCAAAATTCATGCGAGCCACAACCACAAATGGTTGCTGTAACGGTTCCTGAAACGAATGGAAGCTTTGCACCTGCAAAACCTATTCACGATACTATTAAAATCAAACAAACAGTAGTAAAATGGAAGGATAAAGAAATTGAAATTGAAAACCCAATCAACATGCAACTGTTTGAAAGCTACACTAAAGCGAAAGATAGTATGCAACGATTGGCAATTTTGCTGAAAGCTATTGAAATAAAAAAGTTTTCAAAAGATTTTGAAGATGAATTTCTAAAAGTAACTGCCAATGGAACTGTGCAAGGCGAAGTGCAAACCATTGGTTTTGATTATACGATTAAAGAGCGAACTGTTGAAACTGAAGTACCATCATCAAAAGCAACTGTTTTTAGGTTGCTTGGTGGTGTAGAAATGGGTAATACCAAACAGTTTGATTCATTTGTAATGAAAGCCAATTTGGAATTTGAAAACAGAAAAGGCAATTCATTCACCACCGGCTTCGATACTGATCAAAGAATTTGGTTAGGTTATAAGTTTAAAATCTTTCAAATAAGTAGGTAACATGGAAGATAAATAGGTTGTTTCAAATTAAAAAAAAGTATTTATTTGGTTAATAGGTTAAATTTGCGTTTGTATTTTTTATTTAGTTAGGACTTAAATTCCGCATTTCCACGTTTGAAATTGCGGAATTTTTGTTTCCTAAAAATCGCTAAAATCCTTGTAAAATAGTGGTTTATAGTTGTTTGTAAAAATCTGCCTTTGAGCCTTCTAAGCAGTAGGTCTCAGGTTCGAATCCTGACTGGGTCACGCAGGAAAGTCCGTATTTTACGGGCTTTTTGTGTTTTATGTTGTTTTTGTTTTTTACTTTTACCGCATCATATTGCATCATATTGCATTGAAAATGCGGATTTGTTGCGGACTAACTTTTGACAAAATGACGATAAATTTAAAGATTAATCGAGCGAAGGAAGTGCCGGAAGGTTTTCCGTTGTTTTTTGAGATTTCGCATAAAGGTAAGCGAAAAATTAAAACAATTGGAATTTGCAAAGCCGAACATTGGATTGAAGCCAATGGAACCATTTCGCACAAACATCCCGATTATGAGTATTTAATGCCTCGCATCATGCAACTGAAGGATCGGGCACGGCAAATTGTTGTTTCGGGGGTTGAAGATATTGAAGTGGCCTATAAACAATTGAACAAACAGGAAATCGCCAATTTGGATTTTTTGAAATATGCTAATGAATTGATTTTGCAAATGAATGTTTTGGCAGCAGCACTGGAACGCAAAAAAGATTTGAAAGCTCGCAACAAAATTGTTGGAAACGTAAAAGTGTATGAAAACGCTATCAAGCGATTGAAACAAATGACTGCTACGGTGTATGTTTCTGATTTCAACTATGAGTTCCTGATGAAATTTAAAAACCGCCATTTGATGGCCGGAAACTCTAAAAGCACCGTTCATTTATATTTGCGGACCTTGCGGGCTATTTACAACAAATGTATTTTGCAGCATGAGTTACCTAACAAAAACCCGTTTGTGGGCGTTTTTGATGGGTTGAAGTTGAAAAGCTATCAAAACAAAAAAAAGTACCTCACAAAGCGAGCGGTTGAATTATTGGAGGGTCTTTCGCTTCCCGGAGCCAAACAAAAGTATGTTGATTTATGGTTGTTGCAGTTTTATTTTGGCGGGTGTGATTTGATTGACATTTACTACATGAAAAAAAACCAAATACGCGGCGGCCGTGTGTATTTTGAACGTGGGAAAACCGAAAACGGACTAATGATTGATTTAAAAATACACCCAAAAGCTGCGGCTATTTTGGCAAAATTTGAAAACCGAACTGAATTTGTTGTTTTGGGGCGTAAAGATGTGAAAGGTTATGAAGGTTATCGGCGGCGTTATTCGCGTGTGTTGGTTGAAGCTCAAACGCTTTTAAATATAGAAGTCATGCCGGTAGGTGGCAATATTGGTGTAAAAGTGGCACGGCATACTTTTGCCAATTGTGCTAAAAAGTTGGAAATTGACCCTGATTTGATTCGTGAACTCATGGGCCACGAACGTGATGATGTGGATAATTTTTACAAAGATCGCTTTAGCGAAAAGAAACGTGATAAAGCGTTGTTTAAGATTGTTGGGTGATTATTTTTTGTTTATTTCTTCTAAAAGAAGTTTAAAATGTTCTTTTATAATTTCGTGTTTTTCTGTTATGATTTCAATATCTTGATAAGCTTCAGTAAAATTAACACGAACTTTTAATATATTTTGTAAAGAAAGTTTTTTTAAGGTTTCTTTTTGTTCTTCAATTGTGCCTTCAAATATAAAATATCCAGTAATAATAGAATTTTTACATTCTACGTTGTTGATGTATTTAAATGTGATTAATTCTTCATTATCAAGTTTTAAAATTACAGTAGATTGATTGTTAAAGCATTGAATAGTTGAAACTCCTACATCAAAAACTAGGTAAATTTGTTCAACGCTATCTGTGTTTATGTACCTGGATGAAATATAAAGATTGTTGAAACCTCCTTTGCCGATATCGTCCGATGGTTTCCAATATTTACCTTTGCGTGTGGTGCTAAATATTCTTTTTGTTTTTGTAAATTCATCAATTTCATTAACTGCAATTTGTTGAGAATATGATATATTAATAAAGAAAACAAAAAGTAAAATTTGTAAAAAATTCATGGTCTAAAAATTAAAGACTATAAAAGTAATGATTTTTTCAATAAGGTATATTATTTTTTTCTAATATTCTAATTAAACGAGCGTATTCTTCAATTAGTTCTTGGTGTTTTTCCATTAATTTAATGTGTCGTTCGTAAAGATCGTCTTTTGTGACGTAAACTGGTTTAGGTTCTTCTGCCCTATTTTCTTTGATATCAGTTCCAACAATTGCTTTTTCTAAAAATTCTAAAATGATATCCAGTGTTCGTTCGTTTGGATTTTTAGTTTCACCTTTTATAATTTTTTGTATAGCAAATGTACTAATATTTGTATTCTTTCCTATCTCATAAGCAGTAATATTGTGCTCATTTATAGCTTCAATTATTAAATTTAACTTGTGTATCTTATTCATAATCAATAGTTTAAAAATTAATTAAAAAAAATGTACAAATTTATACACATTATATACAAAAAGTTGTATATATTTGCTTTATTAAAAAATGTACACAAAATTATACTGTGTAAAAATACAATAAACATGCCAATTAAAGAAATAAAAATGAAACCACGTGAAATTCAGACCCTTAGTAGGTTTGAAAATTCAGTAAAGTCATCTGTTCTGTTAAAAGATTTTTTCAATAAAGGCTTTAATAGTTTTATCGCTTTACGTGCCATTGTGAGTAATTACTATCCGGAAATTACAGAGCGAGAATTGTTTGATTTTTGGAATCTTAGAAAGTTTGATGAAGAACTTTATTTAAAACTAGGAAATGTTTTTGAAAAACTTAAATCTGAATAACATGAAAAAGTTTCTACAAAGTTCAGAGTACCAATTAATCTTTTGTGGTTGCGTTGGTTTTTATGTGGTTATCCAGTTAATCCGCTTATTGTTTTAATATGAAAAAGTTACCATTGTTTTTACGGTTGTTGCCTTATTTGTGTTTGGTGTCGTGCTGGCTTTGTTTGTACGTGGGTTACTATGGTTTTGCTTTTGCGTTTTTTGTGCTGCTGGCAGTGAGTGCTTTGATTGAGTATGGTGAATTTATTAAAAAGAATCCATGAAACGATATAGCATGAGCGAAATACGGCTAATTATTAACCAGCTTCAGTGCTTGGTTGATGTGGCAATGTTTCAACGTGCTTTTATAAACATCGCTTCGTTTTATTCAAGCTTTGAATGTCAGGATGTGGGTGTGTTGGTTGATATGAGAATTTTAGAATTAGCAAACAAAAATGGAAGGTAACGTAAATATAAAAGAGTTAATGAGCTACATGCGGCAAAATGATTTAGTGATCATTAATCGCAAAGAGTTGATTGATTTGGAATATGTGAAGGTCCAACAGTTGAAATCCGAGGCATTAAAAAAACCTTGGTTATCATTAAAAGAAATTATTGATGCTCAATTTTTTGTCAATGTAAAGTCAAAAGGAGCTTTGCAGCATTGGATTAGAAACGGCAAAATTAAACCAGGTGACTATACTAAAAACGCTTCGGGCGAAATAAGAATCTTAACCAGTGTAATAAAAAAACTAGCTTATGTCAACGATTAAAAAGGTAGAACCTGAAGTGATTGAGAATCTTCGCTTCAACAATGAAGAAACTGTTGTGGCTTCTTCAATGAACGAATGTACCGGCAAGCTTTGCGAGCCTGGAAAATTATGTAAAAATGGTGAGTGGTTTGAACAAATTGAAAAATGTATGTTATGTGGGAAGTTGCTTTAACAATTATAGGAGCCGGATTGGTGGTGGGATTCTTCCTTTCGTGCTTGGTGTGGATGTGTTTGGTTTTGCTCGATATGTCGATGCAGGAAGTGTTGGAAGCTTTCAATGAAATATTTAAAAACTAAATAATTATATATATGGAAAAACAGATTTTACAAAATGTATCGCACCAGGAACGGGTTGATTCGCTTCGGGCCACTGCGGTAAAAACTGAAAAGTTCACCTATCAACGCGAGTTGGAGCAAGGTGAAATTCATGAGATTCAAAGCGAGCTGTCGCAAAGCATGATTTTAATTGATCAGGAAGAACAAAAATTGAAAGTAGCCAAAGAAGTTTTTAAGGCTATTGCCAAACCGGAAAAACAAAAGATTGCAAAAAACCTGCAAATGGTTAGAACCGGCATGGAAGAAGTGAACGGTGATGTGTATTTGATGAAAGATTTAGCCGAAGAAAAAATGGGCTACTACACACCTGAAGGTAAATTGGTTTTTGAACGTCGTTTGAAAGCTGAAGAAATGCAATACTCAATTAACGAACATTTACGTAAAGCTGAATAATCATGGAAAAACAAGAAGTAAAAATCACCGTTGAAGAAGGTGTGAAAGAATTGGTTATTAGAACTGGCGAAGCTGAGAAAGTTCATTATCTAAATAAAATAGATCTGCAAAAATTAACTGTTTCGGCAGTTCGTGAATTTTTAGAAAAACCGCTTGTTTGGAATAAAGATAACAAGCAAATTGAAGATATTTCATTCATTGTTTTTGATTACAGAAACCGTGAAATCCTTTTGAATTTTGATTATCGTTCTGCGACAAATGACCGGATTCATGGTTATTTAGAATTGGACCCGGATTTACTAGATTTTGGAGTAAACTCAGGAAAAAGCTATTCGGCTTTAGAAATGGGTCAGTTCATTAGAATGCGTCGTCATTTTTTTGAAAGTAAAGATGTCGCCTTGACATTAGAAAAAGCGTTGAAAGATTTTCGTGCTACGGTTGATAAGAAAGTTGAAATGGCTGATGACAAACGTGGTAACATTAAAGCTTCAATTGCCCAAACGGTTATTTCAAACCTTCCTTTGGCATTCAGTGTAAACCTTCCGGTGTTTATTGGTCAATCAAAACAATTAATCAAATTGGAAATTGATATTGATCCGATGGATTTGACCTGTGTTTTGGTTTCACCTGAATTAAAGGAAATGATTGATGTACAATCAAAAGCTGTCATTGATTGTGAAATAGCAGCTATTCGAGAGCTGCATCCAAATTTAAGAATCTTCCAACGATAATTCCAAAATCAAATACCCATGCAAACCACCACTACTTTTGATAAACAAAAATGTGCGGCTGTAGAAACAGCGGTTATGAATGTGCTTGACTGCAACCTTCATGAAATTGTAAACTACCCGGATACATTCAGTAAAAAAGTAGTGGTGTTTGTTTTATCGAAGTTTTACGATTTTGATAAAAGAAATGTTGGAACGGCGTATCAAATGACTTATTTGTATGTGCCAACGGTGGTGGATGAATTGGAGTTTAAAATGTTGACCGACTGGAAGTTTCGGGAAACGATTTGTTTAATTTTAAAAGAGTTAGGATATGCCTTTTCGATGGACCATAACGGAAACAGAATTGCTGCAAAAGCTATGGCCTGACACACCAACCAATGACATTGTTAAGTTGTTGGGAAGAAGTTATCAGGCATGTTGGGGAAAAGCTAATTTGATGCAGCTGCAACGATCTGAAGAATTTATTAAAAAGCAGCAGCAAATGTTTGCAGAAACTTTGAGGCGTGAAGGAGTGAAAAGCCGATTTGTAAAAGGTCATGAATCTCACAACAAAGGAAAGAAAATGGAAGAATTTATGTCGGCTGAATCGATTGAAAAAATAAAGAAAACCCAGTTTCCAAAGTTTAACAAGCCTAAAAACACGCAGCCTATTGGAACGGAACGAATTGCAAAGGATGGTTATATTGAAATTAAAGTCCGTGAAAGCTACAAAGGAAGGAATTTTGAGTATAAACAGCGAGTGGTTTATGAACAACACTTTGGTGAAGTTCCAAAAGGTTTTATTGTAGGTTTTAAAGATGGTGATATTTACAATTTTGAGCCATCAAACCTGGTGCTGAAATCGAAGTTAGAAAATTTGTTGGATAATCAAATAACTGATTCCTGTTTGATTAAAAGAATGACAAAGGAAAAAGACCCGGCAAAGATTGAAATTATTAAGCACGAGGCAAAAGAATTGATACAAGTGAAAAGAGCAACCGTATTGTTAAACCGAAAAATTAAAGAAAATGACCTTTCAAGAAAAGCTTGATCAGTTTTATGGTAAGAAATTCCGCCACGACGGAAAAGAGTTTAAAGTAGTGGATGTTTGCATCCGCGAAAACAAAGCTGTGATTAGAACCAACAAACGCACGTTTGTTTATTACGAATCGGAATTGGTGTTGTTTATGAATTCTATTGAATTTATTGTACATGCAAATCTACAAGAATGGAAGCCAAAAGAAGTTCCGGTTGTAAGTGTTATTAATACAGAAACTAACTCAGAAAAAGTCAATACTAAATTGATGGAAATGTTTGACACTATTTGTCAAAATCCAACCAAAGAAAACATTGATAAAGCCGATGCAATGGTGCGTGTTTCTGATGCTATGGTAAAGAATGAACTGATTCGTTTAAGATTTCTAACAATCAAATAGTTATGCAGTTTCAATTTGATAGTAAAATAGCCCAAGATCATAGCGTAAATGAAGCTGTGTTTATCCATAATTTATACTTGTGGATCAAGTACAATAAAGCCAACGAAAAGCATTTTTACGAGGGCAAATATTGGACGTACAATACTAAAAAAGCATTTGCAGAATTGTTTCCTTTTTGGTCATTAGACCAGGTGAAAAGAATCATCGATTCTCTATTGAAAAAAGGGTTGATTTTCGCAGGCAATTTCAATGAAAATTCATGGGATAAAACCAACTGGTATTCGTTGTCGGATGAAGTGCTTTTTATCTACGAAAACGGTGCGAAGCCCAATAAAACTGCATTAGGCGAAATCGCCCAATCGAGTGGTGCAAAATCGCCCAATCGAATGGTGCAAAATCACCCAATCGATGAATGCAAAATCGCCCAATCATTTATAGGAACATATAATAAAACATATAATAAAGCATGTGAGGGTGCTCTCGCGTTTTTTGAAAATAATTTTCCTTCTTCATACGAAGCTTTAATGATGCAGTTTAAAACGAAAATCAAAGATTTTCAAAAGTTCCGAACGCTGTTTGATGCAAAAGTAGAAACTGAAAAGTTGGAGTATGATCAGCGAGTGTTATCCGGCAGGTTTATTTCCTTCGCAACCAACTGGATTGAGAATGAGAAAAAAGAAGCGAAAGTGATTGAGTTGTTTGAAGGTCCAAAACACAAAATAGGAGGGTTTTAAAATGAATACAGTAGAATCTTTACGAGCAACAAAATCAACAATTATTCAAATGGAAAAAGGATTGGTTCCACCACAGGCTATTGATATCGAAGAAGCGGTTATTGGAGCTATTTTGATTGATGAAAAAGGTGTTTACGATGCGATTGCTGTTATACAGAATCCAAACGTATTCTTCAAAAATGAACACGTGTTGATTTATGAAGCTATCCAGGTGTTGTTTACTGAAGGATTGCCAATAGATCTGTTGACAGTTTCGCAAAAGTTAAAGCAGTTAGGAAACTTACAAAATGCGGGTGGTGATATTTATTTGATGACACTAACGCAAAAGATTTCTTCTTCAGCTCACACCGATTACCACTGCCGGATATTGTTGCAAATGTATCTTCGCCGCATGATTATCATGTTTAATCAAAAGATAACTGCTGCTGCCTACAATGATGAAATGGATGTGTTTGATTTGATATCACAATGGTCAAACGAATTCGATAAGGTTGCAGATATGACTTCCGTTGGTCGCATGACAAAGGATTTACCAATGGCTTTAGAAGATGTGAAACGCAACATCGAACTGTTGTCATCCAACAAAGACGATGTGGTGTTGGCAGGTATTCATACAGGCTTCCAACGGATAAATAAATACACCGGTGGTTACCGTGAACAGGATTTGATAATACTTGCAGCACGTCCCGGAATGGGTAAAACTGCTAAGGCTTTAAAGACTGCCTTAGAGAATATCAAAATGGATGTGCCTGTTGGGATCATCAGTGGTGAAATGTCAATGATGCAATTAACCTCTCGACTGATTGCATTAGATACCAACTTCCATTTGAATCAAATCATGAAGTATGGATTTGAGAAATCCGAATACTTTATCACACTACAGAATCATGTGGATAGAATGAAGAAATATCCTTTGTATGTTGATGACAGTGGTAAGATGGATGTTTCCGATGTTGTGGTAACGATTAAGAATTGGCACCGTAAACACGGGATTAAGTTGGTTATCATTGACTATGTACAATTGATGTTGGATAGATCAATGAAAACAAAGAATCGAACCGATGAGTTAGCGAGTGTATCACGTCGATTGAAGTTGTTGGCAAAAGAATTAAACATTCCGATTATCTTATTAGCACAGGTCAACCGTGACTGTGAGAAACGTGGTAGTTCTAAACGTCCGTTTGTTTCCGATATTAAAGACTGTGGTGCTGTTGAGCAGGATGCAGACATCATTGAGTTTATATACCGACCTGACTACTATAAGCTTGAAATGCAAGAAGAAGATTATGATCATGCGTTGGCTTATCTGTTAGACAAAGGAGCCAACACTGAAATCATATTTGCTAAGTATCGAGGCGGTGCAACAGGAACAACACTGTTGAAGTGGGTTGGTGATAAAACAAAGTTCATTGATGTTGATGATGATAAAGATACAGCTGATTATGAGGATAGTCCGTCGGTTCCAACGATGTCAGCAGCTGAAGCATTTGGAAGTTCGAATACTAAAAGTGATGTACCTTTTTGATATGGCAAACGCACCAAAGAAGATACAGCGTTCATGGGTTCCACAGCGTAAAGCTTTCGAACGTGAACACAGCAACCAGGAGTTCTACAACAGCTCACAATGGCGAAGGTTTGCAAAGGTTTACAAACGAATGAATCCTTTGTGTGTAGAGTGTGAAAAGAATGGTATTGTTACGGCTGTTTATGTTGCTGACCATATCAAACCAATCAATCAAGGCGGTGAACGATATGATGAAGCAAACATTCAAAGCCTGTGTGAAACGTGTCACAATAGGAAATCTGGTAGTGAGAGGGGATAGGGGGTTAAATCTCTACAAACCCGCAGGTGGCTACATCGCTGCTTAGTCACAATTTTACTCGGTGGTTTAAAAGTAAGGGGGGGTTAATTAATAAACAATAGAGCTATGGCATTAGAAATCGTATCAATTGGAAAAGGTTCCGACAATTTGTTGGATGTTCCGAAGCCGCCAATTTATTTAAGCGACGAAGCAAAAAAACATTATTCGAAAATGGGTAAAATTTTGGCAAAAAATAAACGCCTCAAAGAAATGTTTTTGCCTGCGTTGGAAGTTTATGCAGAATCGATGGCCCAGTTTCAATTTGCTGTTTCCGAAATACGGAAAAAAAACAAAGAAAAATTTGGCAGCGGTTACAAACAAAAGTTTTCTTCCGGAGCTGAAAACATTTCAGTAGAAGTGACTTTAAAAAAATCTGCCATTGATGATTTATTAAAATGCTTTAAACTTTTTGGTTTAGACCCTAAATCAGAAAGCGAACTGAAAGGTTTGGTTGATCCTAACCAAACAAACCTTTTTGAAGAAATGATGAAAGCCAAACACGGAGGCTAAAATTTAAGTATTACAAATGGAAATTTTGAAACAATTGACCTTCACTTTTAAAGTGAAGCAGGATTCTTAATGTTTTTTATTATGAAAATAGGACAAAATGTAGTATTTGATTTAGAAGCCTGGATAGGTGAAGAAATGATTATGGAAGAACATACAGCTGAAATTTTAGATATCTGTATTGATCCACTTGGAAGGCATGAATCAAAATGTATTGTAGTTGTGAATTCTAAAAAATATGGAATTCCTTTTTCACAAATTAAACAAGTATTGCCGGCAACGTTCCCACGCTTGTAGATGGTGGCGTATGCGGAAGCGTAGATTCCGCCACTAGCTACAAACGTGTGTTAGTAGCTGGACGGGTTATTAAAAACTAAAAATTATAAATTATGTGTGGAATTATAGTAATAAACAAAGGCGAAAAAGAAATAGAAACGCCAAGACAATTTAAAGAACATTTTGGATTTATGCCTGATGTAGAAATTGGTCATAATAAAATAGAACCTGATTATTGCTTATGTCAATGTGACTGTGAAAAAGCATTAAATGAAAACAATATCCCATTTAAAAAAGATTGTGGAGATATTTATGTAGGAATGTTAGAGGATGTTGTCGGAGATGACGATTGAAACAATCTCACATAACGTTATCGGGCTTTGCGTTCGGCAGGGCTTAGAAGTACAAAAGATTAATTAATAACTAAAGTTTAATAGAATGAAAAAAGCTGAATTAACAACCGAAACCCCTGCTGACGCAAAACCCGTGTTAGCGGATAGTTCTTTATCCGTTTTTTTGGATTACGAAATTAGAAGCAGTTGGTGGGCTTCTTGGATTGGTTGGAATTGGGGACAAGAATTATCAGGTAAATACTTCGCTTGGAAAACGAGCAGAAAGTATGCAAGGTATAAACGTTCAAAAATGTGGGAACGCAGGATAAAGAATTTCCGCTAACGCCCGGATTGGCGATGGTTTTAATCTCGCCAATCCAACGTTAAAAAAAACAAATAATCTAAAAAAAAAAACATGAAAATCTTCTTCACCTCTTTCTTTCAAATCGGCTTAGTAGCAATCAACACCTACATGATCACCCAATTAATATGGCTCGGAATCTTTATAGTTTCCTTTTTGATATCGCTATTGTGGTGTTTCAATGTGTCAAAAATATCCGTATCAACCAGGGCTGCCAAATTAATATACGCAACCGGTGCCGGAACCGGAGCTGTAACCGGACTTTTAATCTTAAAACTATTTATCTAATGAACCCAAAACAATTTGCACAAACATCCCACCGCATTGCTGTATTATCGGCATTGTTGGTTGAATCGTTGGAAGATATCAACGCATCATCCACCGCAGCTTTAGATTTAAAACAAAAAGCACAAGAAATCATCCCGCATTGCGAAAGAATGCTCGAAGAAGTTTACACCGCCAAAAACATCACATCCGGCACCTACTTTAACGAGCTTTCAAATAAAGTAGATACGGTAATCCGTAAAAATTTTGAAATAATAACTATTTAATTTACAAAAAATGAAAGAAGGCAGCACTTACATCGTAAAAAAAGGCCGGGCTTACTCCGCCGAAATTTATAAAGTAAAAATTATCGAAGTGACTAAACTGACACTTGCTGTAATTTGGGAAAATAATAAAGGATATGATCGTTATTTAATTGCCGATTTTGAAAAAAAATATTCAATAATCGAAGAATTAGAATCCGACCCAATCGAAACAGAAACCAACGAATAAAATGTCACACCTCGAATCCCTGTTAAAACAAGCTCGAAAACTCTACAGCGAAACCCGTGGAGCTGCATTTATCATCACCGGTTCTAACTGTGGTGAATACTGGTTCCTAAAAATGCCTTCCATTAGTGAAACCTTTGAAAGCGTGCATTTAGAAACTGTATTGGAAGATTATATCGACCTGGTCCTTAACAACCGTGTCAAAGTGGCAAAAAGAAAAAACACAACAAAAGAATTTAGATTATGAAAAACCCGATAACAGATCAGTATTTATTTAATCTTCCTATCAAAGCCGAAATTGGTGATGTAGTTCTTTATAATTCTTATGATGAAAATGGCGAAGTAGCTCTACAAGAATCTGAAATAATTGACGAAAATGAATTTATGTACTTCACAGGTGTGAATAAATACGGAACCAAAATTGGTTTCCATAAATCAAGATTAGTAAAAATTGTTAAATCAAAATCAGGGCAATGCCAACTATTTAACCAGCTTTAATAAATGCAACCAACACCCCAACAACTCCAATCCACACCTTTTCTATACGCCGAATCCGTTCGCAACGGCTCTATCGTTACCGGAAAAAAAATAAAACTCGCCGTTGAACGCTTTTATCAATGGATTGAAACCGCCGAAACCGACGGATTCACATTAGATCACCATGCCGGAATGTTCGCCGTAAATTTCTTCCCGAAATTTGTGAACCATGTCGAAGGAAAAATGGCAGGAAAACCCTTCGAGCTCGCTCCGTTCCAACAATTCACTATGTATAATCTGTTTGGTTGGAAAGATGCCACCGGAAAACGCCGCATCAAAACCGTTTACGACAAACGGGCCAAGAAAAACGGTAAAACCGCCGAAATGGCCGGATTGGCATTATACTGCATGAGTTTTGATGAAGAAGTCAAAGCCCAGGTGTATGTTGGAGCCACAAAAGAAGAACAGGCAAAACTTTGTTGGGGTGCTGCCAAAGATTTTATCGATTCGTTTTGTGCAAACCCGAATTTAAAGAAAATGGGCTTTCGCACGTTGCAAAACAAAATTATTTTCGACCCGTTAAACAGTTTTATGCGTCCGTTGGGTGGCGATAGTAAAACACAGGATGGAATTAACGCACATTTAGCAATTATCGACGAATACCACGCTCATGCAACCGATGGTGTGAAAGAAAACCTCGAATCATCAGCAGTTCAACGGTTGCAACCCATCACATATCACATCACTACAGCCGGTGTAAACACCGCTTCGGTTTGTAAAAACTACGAAGATTCAGTGATTGAAGTCCTCGAAGGTCGCAAAAAAGACGACCGCCTTTGGATCATGATTCACGACATGGATGAAAATGACGACTGGCAAGATGAAACCAACTGGATAAAAGCCAATCCGTTGTTAGGTATCGGCTTGGAAATCGACAACATTCGCGATGAGTTTACAAAATGCGTTAACCAACCTTCAAAGATTCCAAACTTCAAAACCAAACATCTAAACATGTGGGTCGATGCTCCACAAATTTGGATTCCAAACGAGATTTGGATGCGTAATAAAATCGCTACTTTGCCGTTGGAAGCATTTACCAAGAACACATCTTTTGCAGCGGTCGATTTATCGAGTACCACCGATATTTCGGCATTTGTAATCGTTTCCGAACCCGATGAAAAGGGATTCCGGTACATTAACCCTTATTTTTTCTGTCCGAAAGATACGGTAGATCGTCGTTCAAAAGAAGATCGCGTTCCGTATCGATACTGGGTCGATGCCGGCTACATGATAGCCACACCCGGAAACGTAGTTGATTATGCCTATATTGAAGATAAAATTTGCGAAGTATATCCCGATTTTAAAATAAACCGCATTGAATTTGACAAATGGAATGCCACACAAATCGTTCAAAACCTTATGGAAAAAGGAATCGAAGTTTCCTATTTTTCGCAAGCAATCGGAACCATTTCCGGACCAACAAAAGAGTTCGAAAAACTCGTGTACGATGGCAAATTGTTGCATGATGGCAATCCGGTTTTAGCATGGATGTTGGCAAGCTGCGTAATTTATCGCGATGCCAACGAAAATTACAAAGTTCACAAAGGGCAAAGCCACGCCAACGGTCGCCGTGTCGATGGAATTGTGGCGGCAATCATGGCATTAGGTGGCTCAATGTCGCCCGAAGTGCAAACATCAAAATATAGTAAACCAATGGACGAATCTGAAATCTATATCTAACCTATGACACACCTGGAACAACTTCAAAAAGCGGAAATCGAAAAGCAACAAAAGCAAATCGACGAAATGCGACAACTCGCAACAACACAAGGGTTTTATGATTATTATTTTAGGTCCTTAAAAAAATACGGTAACAATACAGAATGCTTTCACGCGGTCAATGATTTATATTTTGAGTATTTTAAAGAATACCGCTATTCGTCCTACGATTCATTTTCAAAAACATTAAAAAAATTTTATTCCAATGAAAAATAAAAATTTAATATCCCTGCTTATCATCATCTTCGGGTTGTCCTTCGTCATGGCAACATCGTTACTGCTCGATTGGACCTTCATACAAAAACACTTCTTCCGGCAAATCATCATTTATATTTTAATGATCATCGAATTGTTGGTGTTTTATAGAATGATTTTGAATGTAAATAAAAACTAAAAAATTAGAATAACTAAAAACCTAAATAACAAACAATTCGAACTTTATTCCGCAATCAACCAAAATGCTCATGCTACTTTTACCGTAAAAAGTAGTAATGGGTATTTTTAATAATCTGTTTTCACCACCACAAATCAACACTAGGGCTTGGCAAGGTCCGCGTGAAGCGTTTGGTGGTTTATATTCCGGTTTCTTCGGGATGCCTGGCGTTACAACCGAGGGAACAATGGCAAATAGTACAACATCGTTTACTATTTCTGCTTTTTACAATGGCGTTGACCAAATATCAAACGATATTGCAAAGCTCCCAAAACACATCTACAAAAAAGAAGGCCTCAAACGATTTGTATCAACAGATCATCCTGCCAATTATTTGATATCTTCCGAGCCAAATGCGTTAATGACTTCCTTCGACTTTTGGAAAATCATTCAAATTTCGGCTATTCTCAAAGGAAATGGCTACGGCGAAATTGTTCGCAATGCCTTAACCGGTCGTGAAGAATCAATAATTTACCGTAAATCCGATGATGTAAAAGTGTACACTATCGATAACGGCATTTACTACATGTACAAAGGTCGCCGTATCGAATCGGCAAACATGCTGCACTTCAAAGGGTTTTCCTTTGATGGAATCGTGGGTGTTGGAATCATCACGTTTGCAGCTGCAAACTTGGGCGTTATTTTAGATGCTAAAAGTTACCAATCAGATATCTACAAAGATCGTGGCGTTGGTTACGGTGTAATCGAATCCGATTTGGCTGTAAATGCCACCAATAAAAAGATTTTAGAAGATGGTTTCACTTCTAAAATGTCCGCAAAATCTAAGTTCAAAGTGCCAATGTTAGATGAAGGAATGAAATACAAAAGCATTTCCATCACACCTGCCGAGGCTCAATTCCTAGAAACCGATAAAAATGCGGTTATCGAGGTATGTCGTTGGTTAAACATCGCACCACACAAATTGAAACACCTGGATAACGCAACATTCACAAACATTCAGCACCAATCAATCGAGCATGTGCAGGATTCTTTATTGCCGTGGATCATTCGTTTTGAGCAGGAATTAAACCGCAAATTATTCTTTAAAAATAATGCCGAAGGTTACTACGTGAAATTCAACGAAAAAGTGTTGTTGCGTGGCGATATGGAAGCAAAAAGAAACTACTACACCAGCATGATATATGCCGGTGCTTTCACACGAAATGAAGTAAGAGCCTGGGAAGATGCCGACCCGATTGAAGGATTAGACGAACCGTTGCAACCGGTAAACATGCAGGCGTTATCTGTAGCCAATCAAATTATAGAAGATCAAAAAGAAGAATCTAATAATCAGTAAAATGAAAACAGAAGATTATATCAAAAGTATAGACGGAGCCGAAAGACGTTTTTTCGATTCCGAAGTGCGTTTTGAAAAACGTGAAGATGCCGAAGAAGGTGGTGTGGTCGAAGGTTATGCCGCAAAGTTTAATTCCGAAACCACCATTGGTTCCTATTGGCAGTTTCGCGAAAAGATTCTTCCCGGTGCGTTTGATGATGTGTTGCAAGATGACATTCGTGCATTATTTAATCATGATCCAAATCAAATCTTAGCACGGTCCAATCAAGGCAAAGGCACATTGACAGTTTGGGTTGATGCAAGTGGTTTAAAATACCGTTACACAACACCTGACAGATCCTACGCAAAAGATTTGGAAAACGCTATCGCAAACGGCGATGTTTCGCAATCATCTTTCGCTTTCAAAATTAAAGAACAACGCTGGATTGAAAAAGAAGGCGAATTGGAACTGCGTGAAATCGTAAAATTTGAAAGATTATACGATGTGTCACCGGTTACCTATCCGGCATATGCCGATACCGAAGTTGCAAAAAGAAGTTTAGATTCAGTCAAAGAAGAATTGAATCCAAAACCTACAACCATAGAGGTTGAAGAACCTCAAAAAAGAAAGCTTACTATGAATGAAGCTCAGTTTATGTTTAACAAAAATCGTATTTAAAAATGAAAAAATCAGATTTTCTGAAGCAACAAAGAGCTTCAAAAGTAGAAGCTCAGGGAAAACTGTTATCTGCTATCAAAACAGAAACAGGAACCAGAGATTTCTCCGATGATGAACAAACACAATTTTCAGCATTAGAGAATGAAATTAAAGGCCTTGACGATGACATTCGCAAAGCTTTAGAAGTAGAAACTGCCGAAGCTCGCCACGCAGATTTAACAGCAAAACCTGTAACACACGCAACTGGTGGTGCAGAAGCTCGCGAAGTTGAAAAAATGAAAAAACGCTACTCAATTCACTCCGCTATCCGTAGCAAAATGAATGGTGGTGCTGCACTTTCGGGTGTAGAATTAGAGTTTCACCAAGAAGCTACCAAGCGTGCAATGGAAGCTGGTATCACTATCGAAGGGTTAGCAGTGCCATTAGCTGAAAAACGTGCCGACGGTCAAACCGTAACACAGGATGCAGGTGGTTTTGGTGCAAACTTGGTTTCTACAGAAACTCAAAGCCCAATCGAATTCCTTCGTCCTACTCCAATGTTAGAAGCTGCGGGTGCTCAATATCTTACAGGTTTACAAGGTAACTTGAAATTCCCTGTAAACAATGGTGGTATCGTTGCAACTTGGGAAGGTGAGGTTGCCAATGTTGCAAACAGCAAAAACGCTTATGCTTCTAAATCAATGACACCAAAACGTTTAGCTGTTTCTGTGCCTATCGCATTGCAAAACATCCTTCAATCGTCAATTTCTTTAGAGCGATACACTGTCGAAGAAATTATGGCAGCAGTAGGACAAGCAATTGATGTTGCTGGTATCAACGGTGCTGGTACAGGTGGCGTTCCTGAAGGTCTTTTGGTTACTACCGGTACAAACTTGGTGGCTGCTGGTGCTAGTGGTGCTGCTCCTACATGGGCTCACATGGTAGCTTTAGAAACGGGTGTGTATGTTGGTAACGCAAATTCTGCAAGAATGGGTTATTTATTTAACGCTGTAACTCGCGGAAAATTAAAAACCACCAAACATGAAGCTGGTGATTTGGGTTATCTGTTGTCTGCCGATGGTACTGCAAACGGTTATCCTGTTTGGCAATCAAACAACGTGCCTTCAAACCTTGTAAAAGGTGGTTCGGGTGCAGTTTGTTCGGCTGGTATCTTTGGCGATTTCTCACAAATGATCATCGGTCAGTGGGGCTTTGCAGATTTATCTGTAGATGAGTTTTCACGCAAAAGAGAAGGTTATGTTGAAATCACTTTCAACACGTTCTTGGATATCTTAATCCGTCAACCAAAAGCATTTTCAGTTGTAAAAGACTGGTTAACTACTTAATAGTTTTTAATCATGAGTAAAAAAGCAGAAAAACCAGCCATTGATTTGGCTGGTTTAACTAAAAAATATAATGCAGCGGCTAAGGTAGTAGCTGAACTAGCGGAAGATGCTTCCGAAGAAGTTCGCGAAAAAGCAATTGCATCGGTAAACGAAGCTCTCGAAGCTTTGAATGAAGGTAAACAAAGTGTTTTTGTAACGGTTAAGTTTTTACTAACGCCAACAGGGCGTTTCAATTTAGCTTATACAAAAGGCGATGTGGGTGAAGTAAATGTTCTATTAGCTGAAGCAATGGAAGAAGAAGGCTACTGTGCCATCAAATCTGGTGTAACAGCTGACGACACTGAAGTAATCGACGAAGAAATTGTATAAAAAATGTTAACCAACACAACAATAGTTCCCGGCAGTGATTTAACAGTAGTTTCTTTGGCTTTGGCCAAAAGTCAACTACGGTTAGAAAGCAGTTACACATTTGAAGATGTGTTAATTGGTTCCTATATTGATGCTGCCATCAAAGATTCAGAAAACTACACCGGTGGGTTTATTAACCCGGCAGTTGTAACATTAAATTATTCTGAATTTGAATCGGAAATAGTGTTGGAACAATATCCCGTTAGTTCGATAACAGCTGTTAGATATCTTCCTGAAGATGGAAGTGCCGAACTTACTTTGGCATCCGATAAATACGAACTGTTGTTGAAAAACGGAAAACAATATACAATTGCTTTTGCGGATGATCTTCCACAAACCATAAAGAATAACAAGGCGGTTACAATTGTATTGGCTGCGGGGTTAACTGCCAATACAATTCCGCCTCCGGTTATTCAAGCGGTTTTATTAAAGATTTCCGATATGTACGAACGTCGTGAAGATCGCATGGAAGTACCGTTAACAATTGCAGATAAATTACTTAGACCTTACAAAATGTTCTAATGGAAAAAACGCCTTATATCGGACAATTGGACCGCCGCATTCAAATCGTGCAACTTACCGTTGTTCGTAATAGTGTGGGTGAGCAAATAACTACAGAGGTAGAAGTTTGCATGGCTCAATCAATGATGAAAGATGTTTCCGGTAGCGAAGATATTGAAGGAAAAGTAAAACACCTGGTTAACAGAACCTACATGATTCGTCACAACGATCAAGTGGCAACAAACGGTTTGAATTATGTGTTGGTTGATGGCTCACAAAAATTTGAAATCACCAACATTAAAACAATCGGAAGGCGACAATATTTAGAACTAATCTGTAGAAATTATGTCTAAGTTAATAGTTGATGTAGCAGGTTTTAAAGAGCTCGAAAGTAAAATTAAACAGCTCGCAAACGACAAAGATAAGAAGCGTGAAATGATTCTTATTCTTCGGCAAGTAGCAAAACCAACAGTTGCAGCAGCTAGACAAACGGCACCACGTTCAAAAAAGGAACACACTATTTCCGGTGGCACGCGTGCCAAGAAAACAATACAACCCGGAAACCTCTCTAAATCTATTGGTGATATTGTAGGTAAAAAAGGTGGTTCGCGAATTAATCCAACCGTATACGTTGGACCACGTGCAAGGGGAACCTACGATGGTTTTTATGGTGCTTGGGTGCATGAAGGACACAATATCTATGCAAAAGGTTTTAAACGTAAACGCAAAAAAGGGGCAAACAATGCTTTTGCAAAAAGCAAAACCAAAGCCAATCAATTTATGGATCGGGCGTATGCTCAAACGCAAGGGCGAGTAACAACCGATGCAGAAAAACGAACAGCCGCTTTTATACAGCGTCGCATAAACAAACTATCTAATGCTTAAAGCAGGTGAAATAATAACAGCGTTTTTCGAAAACAATTCGGTTTTCGCTGCAACTATGGGTGATAAAATATTTCCGTTGTTCGCTTTGGCGAATACTGATTTTCCTTTTACAACCTATAGAATCAATTTTCAAACACCTATAACCAAAGACGGATTAGACCGTTTTGATTGTACCGTGTTTTTTTGGTTTTCCGAAGAAGGTTATCGTGCCGCGTGCGACTTTCACGATGCAATATTACCTTCCGTAAGAAACAACAACGATTTTCGATATGTGAACTCAACCGTTGAGTTTTCCGAAGAAGATAAAAGTGTGTACACAAGTATTAATTTTTTAATTGATTAACAATGGCTGAAAAAATTTATAAAGGTAAAAACCTTAGAATCTTTGTTGATGATGAAAGTATTCTTCACTCAACAGAATGTAATTTCTCTACTACGAGAAATTTTGAAGGTATCGCAACAAAAGATACCAACGGTAACATTAACACTCCCGGAAACTACGATTGGAGTTTGACAGCAAACACTTTGTTTGCCGACAAAGATGTGGCAAACACCACCCAAACAGATTTCTTTGAAGTGTTAACCAAGTTTAAAAACGCAACACGTGTTTCAGTTCAGTTTACGACTGCTGAATTTGGTGATGCTGTTATTTCCGGTTTTGCTTACATTTCTTCTGCAAACGTTGCCGCTGCAACTGAAGGATCTGCAACCGGTGATTTCGCATTTCAAGGCGATGGCGATTTTGAATTGGAAAGAGTAGCAGCAGTAGGACCACTTCCTGTGATTTCTTCTTCTAACAATGTTGCAATTAGTGCAGCAGCAGCAGGAACTAGAGCAACTACAGCTTCAAACTCACCAACAAACTATGCGTTTGTGGGCGAACCTGCACCTGCCGGAATCACAATCAATGCTACAACCGGATTAATTTCCTGGACTATTGGCAGACCTGTGGGAACTTACTTAGGTACAACGTTGCGTGTAACAAACGCCAACGGATATACTGATCAGTTAATTGCGTTTGTTGTAGGAGCGTAACCATGAAAATCAGTTATGATAATAAAAACTTCGAGCTCAAATTTGGGTTCGGAGTTTTTCTCATCTTAGGTAAGATGTGGAATTTGGTAGGCGTGAACTCGGTGTTTAAAAAAGTGATGAGTTCGATGACCTGGGCGGCAAACATTGATTTTGATAATTTGAAAGAAGAAGATTTGGCAAATATCGAAATCCCGTTTGATTCGTTTACGGTATTGGCCGATTTGGTTATTGGTTCCATCGTAGCCAATAAAGAAAACAAACTTTCTATTGAAGATCTTGACCAAACCGATGTGGCAAACTGGGTGTTTAACAACCAGGAATTAATGGGGCCAATTATGAGCAGCTTCATCGCTTCGTTTCCTAAACCTAAAACCGATGTAGAACCGGGAAAGTTGAAGGCGGTCAAAAAGTAGACGACCGCGAATTAACCTTTACTGATCTGTTGGTGATGTGTGGCGAAATGAACATCCGTTTATCCGATTTTTACGAATACACACCTTTGGAGTTTTTTGCCTTGCGTGAAGGATTTGTAAACATTCGCGATGCCGATAGTCAGGAACGTTTGTTGCTCACCCGCAAACTAATGTGGGCTTCGTTGGCACCCTATTCTAAACGATTAAAAGAAAAAGACATTATGCAGTTTGAGTTTGAATTGCAAGCCCAAGAAAAAGCTGTTAAACTAGACAGCGAAGAAACCAAAAAAGAATTGGAGCAAGCAATGAATTTTTGGAAGCAATACGACTTTCAAAAGAAGAATAAAAATAGATGTTGAGTTTAGTTTTTGTTTGTTTAAAACCCGTGAGTACGCTCGCGGGTTTTTTATTTACTAATAAAAAAATAAATAAATAAAACAAAAAGCAGATAGCCCAAACTTAAAACAGCGGCTATCAATAGAAACTTCAAAAGATCTTTTATAAAAACTTTCATTTTACAAATTTAGTAAAACAATTCGAACTTTATTCCGCAATCATTCAAAGCCGTACTGCTAATTTTAAACATTCCTAAAAAAATGTATAAATGGCTTCTTTGGCTCAAATAAATATTAAGTTTAGTGCAGATTTAAGACAGTTCAGCTCTGAAATGCAGACTGTTGCACGTGATTTAAAACGAACCGGAGAGCAAATGCAGCAAATTGGTGGAGCTATGGCAGTAGGCTTCACGCTTCCTATTTTAGCAGCCGGAGCCGCATCCGTTAAAATGGCATCCGATTACGAAGAATCCATGAACAAAGTAAACGTTGCTTTTGGATCATCAAACGAATCGGTTAAAGAATTTGCAAAAAACTCCCTTGAATCTTTTGGAATAGCTGAAGGCACCGCATTAGATATGGCGGCTCTTTTTGGTGATATGGCAACCTCAATGGGATTGCCGCAACAGGAAGCAGCAAACCTATCTACATCGTTAGTTGGTTTGGCTGGTGATTTGGCTTCCTTTAAAAACATCGGAATCGAGCAAGCAACCACCGCTTTAAACGGTGTGTTTACCGGTGAAACCGAATCCTTAAAACTTTTAGGAATTGTAATGACCGAAGCCAATTTGGCACAATTTGCCTTAACGCAAGGCATTACAAAATCAATCAAAGAAATGACACAGGCCGAAAAAGTACAGCTTCGTTATGCCTTTGTTATGGATAAAACAACCAACGCACAAGGCGACTTTGCCCGAACCGGTGGCGGAGCTGCAAACCAAATGCGTGTATTCCAGGAACGTTTAAAAGAATTAGGCAACCAATTTGGTCAAATTATACTACCGGCATTTACAAAGTTGATCACTTCTTTAAACGGAATTTTTAAAGGATTTGGAAATCTAAGCGAAGGCACAAAAACAACGATTGTTGTTGTTGCTGGATTAGTGGCTGTTGTTGGTCCGTTGTTGTTAGCTTTTGGAACTATATTAACTTTTGTACCTCCTTTGATTGCAGGATTTGCAGCTGTAAAAGCGGCGTTCATTTCTTTCAGTACTGTTATTGCCGCTAATCCTATTGGTGCTATTGCTGTGGCAATTGGTTTGGTTTTAGGTGCGTTGTATGCGTTTTCTTCTGCAAATGATGAAGCGGCAAAAAGTGTTTCAACCCTAGAACGTGTCAATCAAAAAGCGGCTGACAGCGTTGCAAAAGAACGTGTGGAATTAGACCGTTTATTGAAAGTGGCACGTGACGAAACGAAATCTAAAATAGAACGTGAAAACGCAATTAAAGCAATCAATAAATTATCGCCGGAATATTTAGGGAATCTTACTTTAGAAACGATTAACACCGATAAAGCAAAAACTTCTATTGATAATTACACGGCTTCTTTGTTAAAGAAATTCCGTGTTGAAGCGGCCGAAGCTGAATTAAAAGCTTTAGCAAACAAACGTTTTGCTTTAGAATTAGGTCAGTTAAAAGCAAAAGAAGATTTGTTGGCTCGCGAAGCGAAGTTGCGATCTAACTCTACCGCTTTAGAGCAGCAAGGTTTGCAAGCTTTAAAAGACAAAGTTACTTTAGGTGGTAAAATAATCAATGATTACTACCAAAAGGAACAAGAACTTTTGGAAGGAATCGTAAACGGCACGCAAGAATTAAATACTGAAATTGCGGCTGGAACCGCAGAGTTGGCAAAGCGTCAAAAATTAACCGCTATTACGGCTCCAACCGCTGCAACTTCCAATGGAACTATTTCCGCTCTCGAAGCCGAAATATCTAAACTCCGTGAGTTTCAAAACGAAATTTCTACAACTGCCGAAACCTGGCAAGCGGCTCAAAAAGCAATTGAAGGCCTGGAGCTTCAAATAAAAATAGAACAAGAAGGTTATGCGTCATTAATTAAAACACCTGAATTATTAACCAATATTGTTGATGCAGCCGATGTGGCGGCTCAACGAGTTGCATTGATGAATCAGGAAATAAGTGATTCATTCACTTCTATACTAGAGCAAGGTGTCGAAAATTTTGCGGTTGGTTTTGGTGAAATTATTGCCGGGTTAGTTACGGGTACTGCCGGAATTAAAGATATAGGTCAATTTCTTTTGACTTCCATTGGTGATTTAGTGATCCAATTAGGTAAAGCAGCTATTCAAATAGGTGTAACCATGCAAGCGATACAAGCTTCGTTTTCTTCGCCTTTGGTGGCAATTGCTGCCGGTATTGCATTAGTGGCTTTTGGAACGATTATCAAATCGGCAGTTCCGCAGGATTTTCAACGATTTGCCGATGGTGGTATCGTGGGTGGTTCTTCCTACTACGGCGATAAAATACTAGCCCGTGTAAACAGTGGTGAATTAATCTTAAACAACAAACAACAACAGGCATTGTATGGAATGCTTGATAGTGATGCTGCAATGGTAAATGTGGGTGTTAGTGATATAGTAATTGATGGCGACAAACTTCGAATCATAATGGACCGTAACGCCACAAAAAATAACCGTCGTAAATAATGGATGCCAACCGTATAAAAATAGATATTGATTTCTTGCCCGGTAGTTATGCCGTGCTCTCTTTTTTTGTGGTTAATGTCGATTTGGGTTACAGCAAAACTATATCTAAAACTTTTACCTACGGAACGCCGCCATCATCGTCATGGGTGCAAATTACAGGCGATAGTTTGGCAACACTAACCAATTTGTTTAACAATTTGGTTGCCAATGATCAGGATGGTAACATGACCTTTAGCATGGCGGCCGATGTAATTACAATCAACTTTACAAATCAGGCAGTTTATATTTTAAACGTAACATCAAACGCCGCTAGTGCTTTTTCTGTTACAGCCCAAGCCTACACTTTTAATCCTCCGGTGGTTCCTGTAGATACGTTTGAAATGAAGCATTTGCAAATTCAAATCGTTGACACCTACCTAAACGATATGCCTTTGGATGTAGAAGTCACTCGAAGCAACGCACCTGTGTTGTCGTATGAAAGTGGCGATGATATTTACGAACCGCTTTTTACCAGTAATTTAAAGTTTGATATGCGAGTGCCCGATTTTGGCGACGCACATTTCCTGCATTTATTTACCGGTGATGAAAACCGTTTCAAAGTAGTTTTAAACGCATTGAATGAAGCCGAAGATCAAACACGTTTGTTGTGGCAAGGCTTTTTGCTACCGGATCTAATGAGCGAACCATACACGAACAATAATTTGTTTGTGAACTTTGAGGCAATTGATATGTTGGCTTCATTAAAAGGCAAATTCTTGAAACCTTGGGAGTATTACCAACGTTATAACATTGGAATCCTATTGGCGAAATTATTCGCTTTAACGGGCGTTTCGCAACCAATGATTATTCGTCCGTCAATCGTTCCTGCTGCGGCAGGTTTTGGATGGCAAACATTAAACCTTGACTTATTAAAATATGTTGATGGCGATAAACTAACCGATGTTTACACAATCCTTACCGAAGTGTTGGCTAGTAATGTACTAACCTGCTACAGCTACAAAGGTTACTGGAATATTGATGGCGTAACCCGCAAAAACGAAACAACCGGCATGGCTTTGTTTTTTGATGAAAACGGTGTTTATGAAGGTCAAAACACCATTACAAAAGAGATAGTACAACCGCCAGCCGTTGCCGGAAACTTGAATTTTTCTGCAATGACACCCTGGAAAACTGTTGAAGCTGCTTTTAGCTACAAAGGCGATAAAAACATTCTTCCTGAAGATGTAGTGGAAAAAGAAAACTTCTTTTTGAATTATGAAAATGGCGAGTTTATAACCACTTCGGCATCAACTGCTTTGATGAATTATTGGAAAAGCACCGGCACAAAAATTGCGTTGAATGCCGAAAAGTCAAAGTTTATTTATACCACCGGAAGAAGTTTAGTAGGTAACCCGCATTATAATGTTTTAGAAGCGGAATCTTTACTTAATTATATAGATTTATTTACGCCTTTTTTCTTGTATGCAAATTTAAGATATAAGGTAGAAATCAATTTGACTTTTAAAAGAACAACAAGTTACACTTCGCTAGCATTAGGCACTATTCCAAATTTAGAACCTGATTTTTATGAAATGCTCAATAGTTTTGTTCCTGTGCAATTGATTCAAAACAATATTGAAATTGTTTCAAACAGACCTACAATTTCTGCTGCATTGCATTTTCAATGGGTGTTTCAAGAAGCTAATAGGTATCAAGAGGAAAATTCTTTAATAACAACCTGTGAGTTAAAATTGGATAGAAGTTTTTTTGTTTCAGAGAATGGTTTTTGTAATTTAAGGTTTTTAGCAGCAATAGGTTATTTTCCAACAGGTGCTTCGGTTGTTGAAAGAAAATTTGAAATTGAAGTTAAATCTTTTAAAGTTATAGTTTCTAATCCTGAAATTGATGGTATTAAAGGAACGCGTCCGGTAAATTATACCAATACATTATCAATCCCTATAAACTTTATTTCATCGCCTGATCAATCAATAAAAAACAACATTGGATTAGGCACGCAGTTAACGCCTTATGAAGAAACAATTACTGTAGGTCCACAATCGGCAAATGCCGGAATTCATAGTTTCCCTAACGGCGATGTGTTGTTTGTGCAAAACTGGTTGTTTTACACCGTTACTTCAAATGTTTTTAAAATGATGTTTAAAGAAGGTCGATTGAAATCGATGTTTGTGGTAAGAGCTTCCGGTGATGAAGAACATTTCTATTCCTGGTATGGTCGTGAGTATGCAGGCGGACAAGTGGTGCATTACATATCTGCTTTTGATCAGGGTGTTGTTATTCCTGATGATTACAAAGCTTCTGCAAAAATTGAAGCGGGTGATGTATTGAAAATGGCTTTATCAAACTATCCAACCGAAAATCTAAACAACCGCGTGTTGTGGCGAATTGTGGGTCAGGGTAATTCGCAAACTTTTTTACAATCAATTGTGTTGGCGTGCCATTGCGTTCGTCCGGAACAACTATTTCAAATGGAAGGCACGTTTTTAGACCTTGTTTGGCCGGATCAAATTCAAAGCTTTTTTTATAAAGATGTGAATAGAAATTTTATCAATACACGTTTAACGCTCGATTTGTTTAACGGAAAAACTTCTGTTTCCGGTCGTGAGTTTAAATATGAAAATTTAACCGATGTAAGCTATGAGTGATTTGGTAATAACGATGAATAAGAAGTTAGATCGTTTAACAATAAACAATCTTACAACGATACAGTTTGTAAACAATTATGCTGCCGAAGCTCCAACGGTAACAGATACTACCTATGCCGATTTATCGGCGGGTGATAAAGAAGATTTGGCGGGGCTTTTGGATTTTTACACCTGGCAAATTGAAGAAAATGCACTGGTGTGGGATATCTCGCGAGATGTAAAAACCTTTCGTTTAACCGATTCTTATGTGCGTGATGAAGAAGATACAACCGCACCACGAACAGCTTTAACAGCCGGCGATGTAATACTTGCTCGCTTTGAAGTTCCCGGATTTACAACCGGAGCTTTTCGTGAAGTGAATGTTTTTTATGATCAAGGTTTTAACCCTGCTGAATTAACAGCGTTGGAAGAAATAGGAATTGAAATTTCGGGCAACGGCAAAGTTTTTACAATTACAAACATCATTGAATGTAAAGTAACTTTTAGTAAACCCATTGCTGTAACCGATTTTTATATTATAAACGATGTAGGTGCAAACGATGTAATTGCTGTATAACATGCCAACAAACAACACTATACACGTAATTAATTTTACGCCGAAAAAATGGAGAACGTCAACCGTTGTAGTGTATCGATACATTATTACAATGACGGGTCAAAGAATCAAAACAATGTCTAATAAACAATTAAGAACTAATGGATGAAATAACGCTTCCTGGTATAACTCCTGCGGATGAAGTAAATGCAGGCACAATTATTTACGGTGTCACGCCCGATGGTGATGATGTCACACATACATTGGGTCAGTTGTTAAGCAGTTCGTCTGTTGCTGATGGTATTGTTACGGCAGGAACTTCGGTTTTAAATGTTTCTACAAGAAAATATACTTTTGCCGGTTGGGTTTGGAAGATAGCAGGTGTGTTGAAAACAGCAGCTACTTATGAAACAAGTGCTATACCAACAGAAACAGTAGGTTTTAACCGTGCTTATGTTGTTGTGGGGAAAGATGATGAAACCTTTCAAATAATTGCAGGTGACGCAACTGAAGATTTACCGATTGATCCACCAACGCCACCTGGAACTGTTTACTTAACTCGCTTTGTTTCAAGTGGTACTGTAATTGGTGAACCCGATGAACCAATTGTTGGCTCGGATGATTACAAAAAAGCATATCTTCTTGAGCAAAGAATCACTGAAGAAGTTTTGGAAATAACACTTCCGGCTGACGGACGTGCCAACTTTATTTTTATAGTTGGAGCTTTTGAAATGGAAGGATTTGTAATACCGGCCGATCACGAACATTTGTTTGCCGGGAAATTGTTTTTCTTATACAATTCTTCTGATGATTCAATCACTTTAAAGCATAACACGGGCACTGCTGACATCTTGTTTAATTTTAGCGATGAACTCGATTTTGTTTTAGCTGCTAAAACAAAGGCAATCTTCCAATATTCGCCTGTATATGGAATGCAGTTGTTGAGTGGTGGAGCTTCTGGTGGAGGCGGTTCATTTGACCCAGCTGTTGACGGTGTAGGAACTATTGTAAAAGTTAATCAGCCTGTAAATTCAGGGATGAGTGTTTCAGAAGCAACTGGAAATTTTCAAGGACAAATTGATGGACTGCAGTGGAAAGAGATAGCTCTTACTGGAACCGTAACTGCTGCAAACTATCAAAATTATACTAAATATGGAGGAGGAGCAACTACATTTACAGACCCTACTCCTGTAGCTTCTGGGATTGGTTTTACAGTGAGAGTTGTTCAAGGAACTGCAGTTATAGGAGGAGTTTCTTATGGGGTTGGATATATTGTAAATCGTTTATTTTTAGTCTCGTGGCAAACAAGAGCTTATGTAGACCAAACAATAATTGGTAGTGCTACACAAAACGCTTTAGATGCTATTGATTTTGAAATTTCAAATGTACTCGAAACAGAAATTTTAGAAAACGCTTTAGGATGGGCAGTGCCTCCCTCAAATGGAGCATACGGTTCTTCATATACCCCAGTAAGACAGACAAATGTAATCATTGTTCAGAATAACAGTTCAGATTTGTTTTTCGGACCTATGATTGCCCCTTTTGAAACAACAAATGTAGCAGGTACAGGAGGAGGAAGAAGAAGATGTGACTCTTTAAATTTTAATTCATTTGAAAATTTTGTCTTTGTTAATGATTTTAGAGTAGATAATAATATTTCAAATGATTGTAGGTACATTGTAGGACTTTCAAAAAACTATCAATTTGCATTTCCTACCAACAATGACCCAAGTGTACATACTGAATGTATTTATGTTGCAAAATTAGCAACTTCAAACAACT